CCTATTATAAAACGTGCTAATCGCATTACAATTAATATTGGAGAACTTAATACGTCAAACAATATTAAGAACAAGTCTACTGAAGCATCTATAATGTTGTCAACATTGAACCAATTGCGAATACGTTTGACACGTTCTCTGCGTTTCTGTTCGCGCTTGTCCATTTGCCCTGCCCTTTATATGCTAACATTATTTAGCCACAAAAAAAGAGCCCTATGAGCTCTCTTTAAGCGAACGGCGTAAAGCCTGTCCCGTTTAGAAGTTAAATGATACACCTACTTCAATTTCAGCACGATCTTCTGTGTTGAAGTCCCAGGATGACTCAGCATATGCCATTGTGTTTGCATTGATTGTATAATCAACACCTAGTTCTAACACAGGCTTGTATCCATCTTCCCAAACATTCTGAATTGCAAAGTCATCGCCTGAAGCGTGATCTGTTTCATAAATTGTTAGTGGAGATTCTGCCCAGATAGATAATGGTCCATCTGCTGGAGTCATACGTAGTTCTGGTTCGATTGTAATATGATTTGTTTCTGCGTCTACTTTATGAAACGCTTTTAATTCTGTGTTTAGTGACAAGCCCGGTACTGGTAAGTCCATTGCTGTCGCTGATGTTGCAGCCATTGCGGCTACCATTGCTAGTACGATTGTACGCATTTTAGATTCTTCCTTATTATTATTATAAGTGAGCGGGGTGGGATTTTGTTGCTCACATATTACTTAGTATTGCAGTGCAGCATTTGTCCAAGGTGTGACTACAAAAGAAGAAAGGTGTTACATCTCTGCAACACCTCCTTAGTACGTCGATTACCTAAAAGTTTATAGTCCCATTGGAACTATAACATAATGTATGAGTAGTACGATTGCTAATGAAGCACTCAAACCTATCATCATCTTTCCAAAGTCTTTGCCCACAATAGGAAACACTGACTTTGTTTTCTTCTTGCCTGTGAAACTTGCAATAGCAAACTCACGTCCTGCAAGCAAGCCTACAAACACCCAAGTTGTACTCATTGGAATATCGTTTAGTTCTTTGAAGAACCATAGTGTTAACCAATAGAACAAGTCAATAATTGTTGCTGAACGAATGTAACGAGTGTTGTGTTTTTCTAGTACAATCTGTTGAATCTTACCTCCGCCTTCACGAAGCATAAATCCTAGTCCACCAACAAACACAACACTAATTATAATCATTAGAGGTATGTCTAGTTCTCTTGGTAGGAACACTGCAATGTTTGCCATATCGTGTGACAACCAAGTCCACCACAAGAAGCCTGTAGTTACCCATTGTCCAATACGCCAATACGCTTTGTGTTCTTCTTTAACTGGCACATTTTCATCTAGCCAACGACTAACAACAAACCATACAGCGTATGCGAATGTAGCCGCTACTACATAACCCATCATTGATTTCATCAACATCTTTTCTAGCACAAATGTACTTGCAAAAGCACTTAACACTAGGAAGGAAGTTGATACAGGTACACCGACCCGTGTCAACAATAGCAGTACTGCTGGCGCCATTGCGTGGTACCATTGTACTTCTTGCCAGGGAATTTTATTCAATCGTCCATAGGAAATATCACCGCCATATGCGTACCAACCGTACCATATCGCCCATAATAAAACCGCACTAGCGGCGGCCCACATTACTTTCCAATTGAATCTCTCATTGTTTGATGCGATCCAAGTACCGAGAGTTTGTACCGAATCATTTGCAATAACCGCATAAGCGGCAAATAGGAACCCGACAAGGCTCCATAAGGTGAGTGCGTCCATTTTGTTCTCCTCTGCTTGACAACTTTAACATTGTCGCTCACTTTGGTAACAAGCTCGACGTGTGCTTGTTGAAGTATTTATTGCACTCGTAAAATAGCCCGCATAAAGCGGGCTATATGGATTACTTCTCTGCTGGGAAGTTATACTGTGGGTTACCGTAGTATGGTGGACGATAAACATCACGACCATCAACTAGGTTTTGTGTTGCACCATTAGCATTAAAGTTGCCTTTGGTTGTACCACTGCCTGAGAAGCTCATAGTAAAGTTTGCTGTACCTCTTGCTTCTGCATCACCTTTGCTGTCAAACTGAGCATTGTTGTTGCCGTTGGTTACCAAGCCATCGTTCATAAATGCGTGAGCAGGACCAAAAGTGAATAGTACTGTGCTGATTGCGATTGTTGCGTATGCGATTAAAGTTTTCATTTTGTTTCTCCTATGTAATGAAATTATAGTCACAAAAAAAGGCGACCTGTGTCAGCCTTTCTTGCATCGCTAACTGGGTCGCCTTCTAATTGTTAATAACTATTATACATCTATTTAGTAATTTAGCAAGTACTAATTTACTAATTTAAGTGGTGCGTGTCCAAAGAAAGATACCCCTTGTCCAAAGAAAGATGTCAAAAAGAAAGCACCCGAAGGTGCTTTCCTGCTATTTTTGTTAACAAGGTATAACTACCCCGTAGTAGCCCTTAGGCTGCTAATGCGAAGTTTTCGTTTGCTTCTATTTGTGTTCTTGCGTTAACCGAGCTTGCGCCGGGCAACTCCACTCATCTATTAACTACCAGTCGATCCTATTTCGGCCCCATCATAAACACACTACTTGCAGTATCCTCCTCTGCGTAACCTTCTAATAAAGGTAACTTAGTCTCTTTGTAGCCTTGCCACTTCTAGTTCAAAGTAGTGTGCTTATGGTGGAGCCGCCGGGTACCGCCCCCGGGTCCTGTATAGCGTTTGAATTGCTTCAACGTTACATTTTATTTATAACATTGATCTTGTGTAGTGTCAACCTAAAATTAGGTCCATAGCAAATTTTTGATCTTCTATTTCTTCTGCTGTTAATTTTTTTTCATTTTTAGGTTTAATTCTTCGCAGCCAACTGTCTGCAATATAAGCTCGTGGACTAGGACCAAACCCTATTTCTAAATCATCTGCTTCGATCCACCAATAATGGTCGTCAACTGCTGCGGTACAGATCATACCCCTAAAATTAAAAATTTCACCTTTTTTAAATTTTCCAATATAACTTGAAACTTTTACAATACGACCTACATTTTTTGGACGTATTGAAAAGATTATTACTGCCTGGTCGCCTTTACTTACGTTCATTTTTGTTTGGATTCTTCGTATTTCATCATTAGTGTTGTTAAATGATCTGACTTTCTAAGTCTACCGTTTTCGTCAACAACGAAAACATCACCGGGTTGGTATAAAGGCATTGTTTTCTGCCCTGGATTACCATGTTTGTCTAAGCCCATTACTTCTCCGGGCCAATCACCTTCTACTGTAAAATCACCGTTTGGATAACTGTGTACTGTATAATCTAACCAAATCATTATTCATTTCCTTTTGAATATTTACCATATGCCTAACGTGCGACCGTTACCTATGATTATCATAAGACAAGTTACTATATGTAACACTATCCAAAAGGTGCGAAAAGCCAGAGCCCTTCTTACATCCTTTTGAGATATAGGAAGGAATTCTGGCTTATCGTCGTCTGTGATGCCAATGGGCATACCAACGGTACGTGCCCAAGTTTTGAGCCAACGCCGTTGTCCGCTCATTACATAGCGTTCTTTTTTTCTTGGATTTCGGCTCTGCGTGTCTTAGATAGTTTACCTAGATCACCTAGTGCTTTGCGAGCTCTTGCTGCCGCGGCTTTAACGCCTTTATCTTCAAAAGTTTCAGCTTCTGCAAGATAGTTATTAAATGCTTGTACGATTTCTTCATGTACTGAGTTACTCATTTTTTTCTCCTGTTATATACTCGTAAATCTCTTTCCAATTTACGACTTTTTTAATTCCAGACTTAATATCTTTATTCATATTAAATCCGTGTTCTACTAAAATTGCATTTAACCCAAGTTTTCTACCTAGTTCTGCATTTTCTAGTTTATCTTCGATCCAGTATAGACCTGTATCTCGATACGGTTCTAGTGCTTCGTTTTTATTTGCACCGGTGTCTAAACACACTAATTCATCAAAAGCCGTTTTTCCAAACAACTTTTCTAAATTCATTTTTCTTAATTTGTAGGCATTCTTATCTAAGCTAAGGCTTGTAATGCACCTAAACACATATCCATGTTCTTCATGTAAGCGTTTTACATAATACATAGCATCTCTTAATGCTGGTAAAAATCCGATTGCTGCACTTTCGTTAAAAGTCTTAATTAACTTCTTGCCTTGCTCTGTTGAAATTCCATAACGCAGGTCCATACCGTAAACAAATTGATGTCCTTCTTGTTTTTCAAATCCGTGTTCCAACATCCAAACATTGAATGCCCATTCCCAATCTAACAAGACACCATCTGCGTCGGTGAGTATTAATTTTTTCATTTTGCCTCTCTTTTTAGACCTAATCATACAAGTATTATACAATACTAATATAAGTTTGTCAAGAGTTTTTAAACAGCAATTCCGGTTGTTTGTTGGGTATATTGACTTGCAAGGTCTTTTTCGGTCTTAGCAATGCATAATACACTACTATTGTTAATTTTAAATTTAGTGTCTGGGGATACCGAAAACATAAAAGGTCCAAGACCTAGTCCTTGTTGATTAGCTACTAACATCATAGGTTTATGTAACACTATTTGTGCAGGGCCTTCTTCTTCTAGCCTTGCAATTAGTTCTTCGCCTGAATTAAGTTTTAGAGATACAGTATCTCCGTTTTTATATGGAGTGTCGATTAGCATATTAATGTCCTACTGTGTGGCCTGTTCCGTTATAACCTGTTTCATCAAGATATGTTGTGAACTGATCGTAACCACCTACCTTTTGTCCGTTAATAACAATCTGTGGCACTGTTCGTGCTCCTGGAAATGTTTCTAATAGTTCTTCTTTTGTATAGTCTGTGCCTAAAGACTTATATTCATAATGAAATCCACGCTGTTCACACAAGGCTTTAGCCTTGTCACAGTATGGACACATTGGTTTTCCGTAAATTAATATCATGTGTGTGTCTCCTATATTTTATAATGAAAATCCTTTAAATGTATCAGCTGACACATCTTGTTTAGTGCCACCTTGAACATAACTAGTTATCTCGGTCTCTTGAGGTGCTACCTGCACTTCTGATCCACTAATCCATTTTTGTGTCCAAGGTAAAGGATTACCTTTTACATTATAAGGCGATTTTAAGCCTACATTGGTCATTCTGCGTGTACAAATAAATTCAATATAATCACTTAGAAGTTGTGTGTTAAGTCCAATCATAGACCCATCTTTGAACAAATACTGTGCCCAAGCCTTTTCTTGATCTACAGCATCAACAAACATTTGTATACATTCTTCTTCTGTTTCTTTTGCAATCTTTACAAAGTCTTTGTCATCAGTTTTAAGTATTTTTAATAAGGCTTGTGTGCTTGCCAAGTGCAAGTTTTCATCACGTGCAATTAATTTGATAATCTTAGCATTACCTTCCATTTTCTTTAGTTCAGCAAATGCCCATGAACAAGCAAAGCTCACGTAAAAACGCACACCTTCTAGAATATTCACACTCATAAGTGTAAGCCATAGTTTTTTCTTTAGCTCATATAAATCGACTGTAACTTTTTTACCGTTTACAGTGTGTTTACCGACGCCTAGTAAATTAAAATACATACTATCTTGAATTAATTCGTCATAATATTTTGAAATATCACCTGCACAATCTACAATTTCTTTAATATCCATTAATTCATCAAAGACTTTTGAAGGATTTGAATATACATTACGAATAATATGTGTATAACTACGACTGTGGATTGTCTCTGAGAATGTCCAAGTTTGAATCCAGTTTTCAATTTCTGGCAAACTTACAATCGGAGCAAACGCTTCAACAGGAGCACGACCTTGTACACTGTCTAGCAAAATTTGACGTTTTAGATTGCTTGTGAAAATATGTCTCTCATGTTCGGTAAGATTCTTAAAGTCTTTAGCATCTTGATAAATGTCTACTTCTTCAGGGCGCCAAAAAAATCCTAATTGTTTGTCAGTTAAGCCATCAAATTGTTTATATTTTAAAGTGTCGTAACGTTGTATAGTTGGACCTCCTGATGGATCAAGAAACGCTGTTACTTTTGTGTGATCTACACGATTTTCTACGTCAAAAACGCTAGCCATTTTTAAATTTCCTTTTTCCTACTTTTAAATTGTAGCACAGTTTTAATACTGTGTCAATTAAATTGTGCAACTTTCGCACTCTTCATCACCATTGATTAGTACACCATTTGTTGGTGCTTCTTGTTTTTCCTCGAACATCTTGTGAACGTCTAATTCACCTTGTCCGTCAAAAGTATTGAAGTAATAGAGTTGCTTGCCGCCTAGTTTGTAGAACATAAGCAAGTGCTGTAGCATAGTACTTAAAGGAATTTTCTCATCTTCAAAATATGTAGGGTTATAACTTGTGTTTACTGAAATACCTTGATCAATATACTTTTGCAATACACTAACAATTTTGATGTATCCTTCTGGCGAACGCTGTTCCCATAACAGATCATACTTGTTCTTTAATCTTTTATACTCTGGAACTACTTGTTTTAGTACTCCGTGCTTACTTTGTTTAACTGAGATTAGGCTGCGTGGAGGTTCAATACCGTTTGTTGCATTTGCAATCTGCGCACTTGTTTCACTTGGCATTAGTGCCATTAGTGTTGAATTACGAATTCCTGTTGCTTTAAGTTGCTTACGCAATCCTGCCCAATCCATGCGTTCTACGTGTGGTAATATCTCATCTAGTGCTTTTGCATAAGTTTGGTTAGGTGTAATACCATGTCCGTACTTTGTTTCCATTATACCCGGGCAAGCGCCTTGCTCTGCTGCTAGGTCTGCACTTGCTTTGATTAGATAGTAACTCCATGCCTCAGCATATTCGTCGATAAGCGATAAACCATCTGTATCAATATGTTGGTAAGATAATCCGTTCTTTGCCATCCAGTACGCAAAATTAATGATGCCAATACCTAATGGACGGCGCTTATCAGTTGATAATTGTGCAGCTATAATTGGATAATTTTGATAACTTAAAAGAGCATCTAAACCGCGAACGGCAAGTCTTGCAACATGCTCAAAATCACTAACTGATTTAATGTTGCCCCAGTTAATAGCACTCAGTGTGCATAGGCTAATTTCACCTTCTGGATCATTAACGTCTTTGAGTGGTTTGGTTGGTAAATCAATTTCTGCACAAAGATTAGATTGTCTAATTGGAGCAACCTCTGGTAAGAATGATCCATGCTCGTTAGCGTTGTCTACGTTCTGTAAATAGATACGGCCTGTGTTTTTGCGCTCTTCCATAAATGAGCTAAACAAATCAATTGCTTTAATAGTTTTCTTGCGTAGTTTTGTATTACGTTCTGCTGTTACATATAATTCTTTGAATTTGTCTTGGTCAGCATAAAATGCATCGTACAATCCTGGAACATCGCTAGGCGAGAAAAGAGTAATATCTCCTCCGGATATTAATCTTTCATACATTAGTTTGTTAAACTGCACACCATAGTCCATATGACGAACTC